TTCGCAATAGCAAGTGCATTATATGCTCCAAAGCAGAAAACGGCATCAGACGGAGTATTCTTCTTTGCAACTGCAATGTTCCTTGCCTTTGGAATAACTTTCATGTGGGTATAGCCTATGTGGTTACCGGAGATTATGCGAATTATCCCATATCACAATTTTGAATGGGTTAAATTCATAAAGCCATTGTTATTGCCGAATATCCGGTGTTGTGTTGGCATTGGATATGTGGCAGAGAAATCAAGGCATCAAGAGTGTATGTAGCCTGTGTGTGGGAAACGAAAAATGGAATAATGCGTTCGACAACACCAAGTTTTTTAAAGTACCGTGCACAGGCGTGAAAATTTTTTAGATAAAGCAATATAGGGTGTTTCACGAAAATAATCCGGGAGCAGATGGTCTCTCTCCCGGAGTTTAGGGCTATCGCCAAGCGGTAAGGCACAGCACTTTGACTGCTGCATCCCAGGTTCGAATCCTGGTAGTCCTGTTTCGCAGATGTTTTCTTCTTTCGGTCTTTGCCATCTGCGAATATTCCACCTACATGGAATACTCCTTTCACCTCATAGCGGAATGCTGTTAAGAGCCGTCGCAAGGCTCGTGAGGGTTTTCCACGTAACCGCTTGAAGCCTTGCAACTATATAGCGGAGAAAACTTTATCTGCGGTGATAAGACGATACCGTGATTGAAATAGTCGGTAGGTAGCAGATAGATATGCCAGAAGTTCATCTGTGGTTATACGGCACAGGTTTTGGGGAAATATGCATAGTGGCGATTGCAGCGGTCTGTAAAACCGTGACATTAGAAACACCGAAGGTTCGACTCCTTCTTTCCCCACGATGTCGGATCGCAACCGACTAGCAGGTAACTGGCGGATGCCCTGCGAAAATAAAAATAGCTATAAGTGTTGCGCTGTGTCAGCGCCTTAAATGTAGGCATACAGCTTATGGAAACGCACATGATCGGTTAGTCAAGTGGTAAGACACCACCCTTTCACGGTGGTAACGCGAGTTCGAATCTCGTACCGATCACTGGGATGTAGCGCAAATGGAAAGAGCAGTGTCCTTCTAAGGCATAGGCTGTGGGTTCAAGTCCCATCATCCCAACTATTCGGTCAAATTATGCTGTCTGTTAACAGGTGGTCTATGTTTTGGCTGAAACAGTGATGCAATATGCTCTGCGATTGTATAATGCGGAGTAACCCCGGGAATATTGCATCTCAACCATGCATAGCTCCAGTGGAAGAGCGGCATCCGCATAGGATGTGTGTCGGCGGTTCGATTCCGTCTGCATGGGTTACGGAGGAATTTTACATGAATGGATTTCACCTTATTCTTCAAGATTGTTGTCAGTATTGTAAAGATTTTGAACCGAAACTGATACAAATGAATATAACAACAGTGTCTGACAAAAGCGAAAAATACTTAAACAACATTACTTGCGAAAATCTTGATAAATGTGAACGGTTAATGGAGAGGTTGAAAAATAAGCATGTGTAAATTTTGTGAAAACTGGCATGACGAAAATACAATCTGCGGAGCAGACATTAAAATTTATAAATGTGCGAATGAAACAAATTTGACAGAAGCACAGATTTTGAAAAATGTCAGAGACAATAAACCTGGTATTGTTATTTTTGCAAATGCAGCAACTATGGGATATTTTAAAATTGAGTTTTGCCCCATGTGCGGCAGAAAGCTGGTGGAGGAATGACGTGTCATGATTGTGCTTACCTTGGATTTGATAGAAACGAAGTTGTAGGGATGGCTGAAATGTGCAACCATCCGGAAAAATGGATTCCTGGTGCTGGATTTGCTGACAGTGAACATGAGTGCGAATTTTTCAAAAAGAAATCAGGAGTTTCTAAATGGGATTCATATTCCGAAGATGAAAAAGAAAAGGCCCGGGAATATTTCCAAGAATACTATGTTCAAAATCCTGTTGGCGATTTAACATGCGAACAGGCTTGGGCACAGTTCGTTGAATATTTAAAAACTACTGATTCAAATGCATGATTTGATAGGAGTATTGAAGAATGAGCATGACAGCAGTAATTGAAAATATAGAGCGTGATGCGTGGCGGCAGGTCACACCTAAAAACATCGGGAATATTGAAAATGTAAAAATTGAATGTACAACACTGGGAGAAGACCCGATTGTCGTGGCAGATACAAAGGAAGACGAGGGAGATTTGAAAAAATGTTTTTATGTAAAACTGTCCGAACATCGTTGTAGCAAATGCAACCGCCTTTTAGGCAAATTCAACGGACAGGCTGAAATCAAATGCCCGAAGTGCGGTAAAATCAATAGAATTGGGGTGAAATAATTTATGAATCAAGCAAAGTTGGTGAAATGGCAATATTGCAAAAACCTTAATGATATAAATCAAGCCATTCTGCAAAATGACCAAGATTGGGAAGAATTAAAGAGCGCAGAACAAATTATCAGTATAACATTTGACACAAACCATATGTGTTATGTTGTGTTTTGGACTGCTTAGCATAGCAAATAGAATATTTTCAAGAGCACCAGTCGTAGAGTGCCTACGCAGAGAGCCAAATTTCCAAAATTTTAGGGAAGGAGGCTCTTTTATATTGGCAAGTCAGAGCCTTATATCGGCAGTAAACAGCTATGACAATTACATACAACGCAAGGGAATTGATGAACAGGTCATTGATGCGTACATAGAAGCCTGCAGAGTGGCTATAAATGGCGAAAAGGATATAACTTATGGCTTACAGATAACAAACCGTTCTAAAGGCATTGTAGAGCGTTTCTGCATGGAAAGAACCGGAGGAACCATATGGGATTTGGAAAAGTATTCCTTTGCAAACAAGACGCACTATTCTCTGACAGATAAATTGTACGATGTTCTCCTACTGGAAGCACAAAATAAGGTTGTGGACAGTGCCTACCGATACTTGGAAAAGAAAAGAGAACCTAGAGAGCGGTTCTATATGCCACGTAGAAAGCAATTTCTTAAAATTGGTCTCATGGATGCCATTCAAGGCATGATTGATGATAAATACGACATTCTATGCGTGTCTCTTATCCCTGGTGCTGGAAAAACCACGGTCGAGAAAATGCTAAATGCGCTGGTTGCCGGATGGTTTCCGAGAGATTTTAACCTTTTTTACTCCCACAGTGGAGACATTACACGTATGTACTATGACGGTGTGTACGATATTTGCACAAATTCTGACGAGTACACTTGGAAT